GTAATAATACTACAACCACATGTTAACATCACAGATACTTCTAATGTACTAGTAGTAGAGGTGGGAGTAATAGTTGCCGTTAAGTATTGATCTCCCTCAGTAATTTGTGGGATAGTATTATCAGAAGGTATAATCGTAGTTCCTGTAGCTACTGTACCTGTTTTATACTCTACTATCTGAGCTAGGCGACGACCGGCCCCTTGATAAACCCCTGTAGTGTCAAACTTGACGACATCCACACCATTGAACTGTAGTGCTCCATATGTTCCTGAAGCGTCGGATCTAATTGTAGCAGTCATTATGCAGCCTTCACTAATACGACGGACATGTTGGTTCGATGTGCGCCTGATTGTATTGTAAGTGTGCCAGTACCAGTAATAGCACCCCTAATATCGGCCGTAGATCCAGCAGCCATATACACAACAGCCGCACCTGTGGCTGTATCTGCTAGAGATGTAGCATAACCGCCAACTCTAGAAATAGACCCATTGAGGTATAGATTAACATACCCATTAGTAAAAGATGTAGTGGCACCAAACATTGCCGACCATGTAATCAAGTAAAGACCGTTCATAGGTGCCGTATAAACACTACCAGAAAAGTCTGGAATAGGATATTCTTCTGTATCGAAGTTTACCCTATACGTAGTTCCACTAACTGCAAATGTTTGAGCACTAGATAGGTAGGCAGACGCAGATGGTCCGTTACCGGCCAATGTACCACCAGAACCACCAGTAATAAGCCCAGTTGAACTTATAGTTAATAGTTGTGTCCCGTTCTCTCTAACAACACTAAGTGTACCATCAGCGATGGCTGGAGTGGTAATAAGGAAGTTCTTGGATGTGTCCGCGTTATCTCCAAGTTTCATGGTACGCAGATTGATTTGCCCTGTAGCCATTATCTAAACTCCATCCAGCTAGTTATAGTGACTGTTCCAGCAGACATGGTGAATACGTATGTGCTACCAATCGGAATAAGTAACATAATAACTGCACTATTCCCGATTGTAGTTTGTGTTTCTCCCTGAAATACAACTCCATCTACAGTTAATCTGGGTGCTGATGCTGCCGTACTTTGTGCCATTACTCGTACTGTAATAGGTTGTCCAGTTAGATTGGTATAGGGTGTCCCAACAACTCGACCAGGAGTTATTCTAACATCCTGCCAAGTCTGTGTGTTGCTAGGTAAATAAAAAGGAGAGGCTAAATCTGCTTGTACTATGACCCCATCCTGGATTCTATTAACCCCAGTAGTGTCATCAACAACTGTAGTCATTATACTATACTCCAAACTGAGCCATTAGGAACGGTAACGGATACGCCGTTGTCTATGGTGATAGGTCCTGCACTCATAGCATTCTTCCCTGAAGAGATGGAATAATTAGTGGTAACATGGATAGAGTTTTCGTAAAATACATCATCAGAACCTCCTCCAGTAGCCCCACCACCTAAAACCCAAGCTGTACCATTCCAGTATTCAGTCTTATTGAAAGTGGAATTATACCGTGAATATCCGGTTTGGGGGGTACTATCCCGCTGTAGAGTGGTTCCTACAGGCATAACCGCTGAACCGGTAACACTTGTTTTGGTAACTACAAACTCGGCAGGAGCTTGAAAATAAGGCTTTCCAGTTCCCGCAGACCTTAGAAGATCTCCCGCAACTCCTACATCGGTAAACCCTGTAGCATCTAGCGCAACTTGATAAACTACCGCTCCTGCGGTGCCTGCTGAAATAGAAGTGGCGGGTAGACCTGAAGTCTGAGCAAACACCACGTTGATTCCATCGCAATAAGCTATGATTCTATCCGTACCTTTTACGGTTACTCCTGTGCCGGCTGCAGTCTTTATAGTAGTAAAAAATGCTCCTGAGTACGAACATTCAATATAATATACAGCCACCACAGCCGGTAGATTGATAGTTACAGCCGCTGTCGGTGCTCCGATAAGTTGGAGCAATTTGTTTTCAGCTTGTGTAGAAGTTAGGTTAAATGGGGAGCCGGTGGTAATATCCAACACTAGTTTAGTGAATTGAAATTGGGTGCTACGTCCATATCCAACAGTAACCCAATTCGTACCGTCACAAACAATCGTAGTAGATTCACCAGGCGCTAGAGCCTTTGTCGCTAGACCGTCTATGGTTTCAGTACTAGATGGATCTATAGTTACCGTTCCTGAACCTTGATTAACTACATTTAGGAAATACCCATCTCCTACGGTGATTGCTGACAAGAGGGAACAGGTCACCATACCGCTAGATTTAAATACGTAGGTGCCCGCCCTATCGCTTTGTTGAATCGTGGTACTAGAACTAGCTATCTTAACCGGACTGTTTTGGGCCAAATCACCTGCAATTACGGATAGCCCATAGCCTGTAAGGCTGACGGCATCTGCTGAAGATGTTCCGGTTCCGAACGTGTAGATCCTCCAAGTTCCTCCAGGAGTAGAATTATCAGTCAGATATAGATTTTTCACCTGACCAGGGCTAATGGCTCCCAGCACTGCTCCGAGATGGTCCATCAGTGTAATACTAAAAGCACCAATGTTGTTTATCAAGACGCTACGACCTTGAGAAACCAAACTTGCTTCCGGCATGAATAGATTGAATATACCTGACGAATCAACGTCCATGATGTCTGAAGCGACATATTGAGCTTGAGAAATTTCAGGCCAATAAAGAATCGTATCCGAAGACATCGGTAACAGCGTATATCCCGACTGTGAAGGAGGTATAGTGTCGTTACCAAAAACCGTAGTGTAATCCATATTATTCTCCCGTGCGCGAAGACGAAGCTCTGTCACCGCTGATTCTTCGTGTGGTTTCCTGAGCTATACCTTGTAGCGCTCTATCATACAGAGTTTGGAATTCAGCAATACGTTCTGGTCGTTTTAGGAAGGGTTGAGCTTCCAAAAGAGTTGCATACAAGAGCAACTGAGGAGCATATTGAGTAACCCAATTAGTCTGATTTTCTGGACTAAGAGGCTCGGGACGCTCGTAGTAGGCTATTTCAAACTCATAGTTTTGATCTGGAGTAGGTACAAAGAGATAATGCTCATATTCATAATCGGCATAATATCTGGGTTTCCCTTCGACTGTACTATCTGGGCAGAAAGTTCGGCAATAATCGTACGTTCTAGGCTGCAAAAACACCCGAGAACCCGCCACCGTAAGGTTAAGGCTAACTGTCTCGCGCCAACGGTTAGGCTTGGCGATAATAGCGCCGTTTAACGTCCCTTTTACGTACTTCTGCAAACCCAGCCCTCTAACTTCAGAGGCTAATCGGTTTTCAGCCATCATTACAAAGCGAGGTATCTGGGTTACGAATGGGGTATCGCTTCGTTCCGCATAGACGGTAACGTCGGCTAGTAGTGAATCATAGGTTAGAGCTTCACTCATTAGACAATACTCCAAACTGCCCCATCACTTACGGTGACTGAATAGCCATCGTTTACCGTTATTGGTCCAGCGCTCATAGCGTTAGTTCCTGCGGCTACGGTAAGATTTTCACCAATAGTTTGCGAATTATAACTGATTGCCTTGATAAGCGCGTTGCCTAACATTTGTCCGCCACCGATAGCAACCCAATTAGTGCCGTTCCAACCCTCCCATCCAATCAAAGTGCTACTATATCGAATAGCTCCTACGGTGGGAGAAACATCTCGCTGAGCATCGTTACCCGCAGGTAGTATCGCTGAACCTGTAGCGCTGGTCTTAGATACGAAAGCCGCAAGTTGAGGGTTGCTAACAGGTTTGTTCAGATCTGCGGTGTTATCAACGCTACCTAAACCCACCATGGTTTTTGTAATACCGCTAACTGTTCCAGTAAACGTAGGAGAGGCTAGAGGCGCTCTGGACGTATCAGTAGGATGTACGTGGTCGCCTCGAGCAGTGGTTACACCTACTCCGACAGCCGCCACCCCATCCATAGAAGGTACGGTTACCGACAAACCTTGAATAGAATTAAACGAAGTCCCTGTAGCAATACCTAGCCCTGTAACGTTTCCAGTAAAAGTTGGACTAGCTATATTCGCTTTTAGATTCAAAGCAGTTTGCTGAGCAGTGCTTACCGGCTTATTTACATCACTAGTATTATCAACATTACCCAAACCTACATCAGCTTTGCTAACTCCCGTTACTGTTCCTGTAAACACCGGGGAAGCTGAATTAGCTTTAAGATTCAGAGCAGCTTGTTGGGCCGTAGATACAGGTTTGTTTATATCTGAAGTATTATCTACATTAGCTAGCCCAACCATAGCTTGAGAAATACCCATAACCGTCCCCGTGAATGTGGGAGAAGCTAGAGGAGCTTTCTTAGAATCTAATTCAGTAATGGCGTCCTGAACATTAGTTGCAGATACGTCTCCCGTAGGGGTAAATGCTACATTGGAAGCGCTTGACGCTAGCCTCAAAAACTGATTTGTTCCGGCAGACTTAGTGATACCCCCTTGCAAAACCGGCATAAGTTCATTGCCGGTTAAATCTGCAGCGGGAGGTAGATCTGATATTCTTATACTCATATTGAAATCTCCGGCGGAAAGTCCATAGGTATTCCAGACTCTGTACCAAGTACTTGTTCATCGGCGCTAAATGGGACATCCCTGCGCGGGTGATCCAAAGAAATATCTTCAGCCTTACGTGCGGGCAATCTCCATGGATCATAAATATCCACACATTCAGGACAGTAATAGTTCTGATTGTTAGGGTCTTTAGTGAGGTCGTCGTAATATATCTTTTTCTGACAACGCCCACATATTGCGATAGCCGCTGTACCCTTAGTACGAACTGGAAGGTAGAGTCCCATATTATCTCGAATACACACCGATACTAGGCGTAAGATAGATGGGAGCGCCGTCGGTTTCGCTCTGTTCGGCTTCAAATATCTGTTTGTCCGCCATACCAACAACCATTTGAGCTATTTGAGTATCCACCGTAGGTAGCTCAAAACACAACCTCGCCGCAAGCAACCATATCATACCATCAAGCCATCGCTGAGGTATATCCAACTGTTGAATCAGACTACCCACGTCCTGTGGTTGGCGATGTATAAACACCGTCAAATGGTTGATATCCAAATCTGGAACAGGCCATAACGTAAGGGTTGGTGTTAGCTTTTTCTCATAGAAGTAATTAATAGCCGGATGACCTTGTTGTGTTTTGGAGTTTATAGCTGAATAAGTATCTCTACTCCACTGAGTTAGCGGTAGATCATATAGCGTGGAAGCCACCACAAAACTTGAAACATTAGGGAAACTCGGACCAAAACCGCTCACCGCGTAATAGTT